CTACGTAATGAGGCAATTGATCGTCAGATTGACGCTATACGAAACCTTTCGATGGAAGGGCAACAAGCTGGCGCATCAATAATGCAGGGCATGAAAGCGGGTCTTCTGTTGTATCAGAAGGATTTGAAAACAGTTGTAGATAACGTGGCGCAGGCTACAGTCGGGGTTCTCGATGGCTTAGCCGAGGCTGTAGGCGCTTTCGTAACCGGAAGCGGGGATGCTCTTGATATTTTACGCAATGCTGTCCTTAGTTCAGTTAGGGAACTGATAGTAAACTCCACAAAGAGATTACTTCAAAACCTGTTTGCCGGTATTACTGGTGGAGCAGATAAAGCTGTTGCTGTTGATCCTATGCAAGCGGCACTACTAAGTGCATCAACAAAAACAGAAATTGTCTATACTAATCACCTAACTCAGCTTCAAGGCATATTGTCAGGCTTTGCTGCGGGGTTCGGGCAAGCCCTTTCCAGTGCGGTTGCAACAGTAAATGGGGCTGGTCACGAGATTATTCCCAGTGCGTCACCGACGACAAGCAGTGTTCAGGGTGGTATATCAGCCGGGATAAATGTAGATTCTCCTATGTGGAAATTAGGGAAAACTATAGGAAATAGCGTCGTTACGAACTTGCGTGATGGCATTATAGCTACTGCTCAGGAACTACAGATTAACCCTGCTGATCTTGCAGCAGTTATTTCTTTTGAAACCGCTGGCACACTTAATCCGCTACAGATCGGAAAAAACAGGACTCAGTATGGTCAACATCAAGGATTAATCCAATTTGGTGAGCCACAGGCAGCACGGTTCGGTGCTGATTTTTCCTCTATGCAGGCCGCATTGCAATCACAGCTTGGTCCTAATGGTGCTATTGTAAAGTATCTTAGGGCCTCTGGTTTTGAGAATGGTATGAGTCTTATGGACCTGTATTCAACCATTAACGCAGGAAGGCCGGGGCGTTATGGGGCTTCCGATGTAGGAAATGGGGGAGTTTCTGTATCAATAACTGATACAGTCAATAATAAACTTCCAGCCCATCTTAAACATGCAGAGGATGTTCTTGGGAACTTCGCTACTGATCTTAGTGGTATAGCCGGGAGCACACATACTGCAACGAGTCAGTTTGATGCCAGTATACAAGAGTTTGCACAACAGACTCAAGAATATCCTGTAGCTACACAGCCGGGTATTCCTGTTACTGGTCAAGAAATCCAGCAAACGCAGGCTGTTAATATGCAATTCTTACAACAGCTACAAGCTGTATTGATGCAGTTCTTGCAGCAATTTTCAGTAACTCTGCAACAGGCTAACGCAGGAGGTGGGTTAAATATCCCCGGTATGAGTAATGGGGTAATAGGTGGAACGGTGCCTACTAATGGTGTAGCCGCCGCCGGTGGTGTCATACAACAACAGATGGGTGGGTTCATGAACGTTATTACGAGCCTACTTCAAAGTTTGATGGGTGGGTTAAGTTCTGTATTGCAAGGTCTACTATCGTCTGTTCTTGGTGGGTTAGGTGGTGGAGGGGGTTTCTTAGGTTTGTTTGACGATGGTGGTAAAATTCCTAATGGAAAATGGGGTATTGCCGGGGAGAATGGCCCTGAAATCATTAATGGCCCAGCTACGATAATGAGCCGTGTGGACACACAAAATTATCTAAGGAGGAGCAACGAAACTACAACCCCTACACCCGTGCAAGAACCACCGGTTGTAAATAATATAATTGTTCAAGACCCCTCACTTGTTGGTAAATATCTTGCTACGCGAGCAGGGCGTAGGCAGGTATTAAACATTGTTAATAGCAAGTAAGAGGTATTGAGCAGTGTATCTATATGAACCCTCACCCCTACCAAATTACTCGTTTGAGTTAAGTTGGCGCAATACCATTGTATCAGGGTATGCTTATGAGCAACGCATAAGCAAAGAGATGTATCCTCTTTGCAAGTTCACCTGTCAGTATAACAGGGCATCAGTATCGACGCTTGTTGGAAGTTATAAGCCAGACGCATCATACGTAGAGGGTCTTCGTGCAGCATGGCCTTATATGGTGAGGATTGTAGGTCTGGTTCAATCTGGGGATACCGTGTTTACCATAGCAAGAGGGTTGCCTGCTATATTTAATGTGGGGCTTGTTGTCGGGCTTTATCGACACGGGGTGTTTTATGGAACGGAAGAAGTGCTTTCATTTGCTTTGGAGCATATAACTTTGGCCGGGTCATTCATTACATTACCTGTTGGGGCTGCTTTAGACGATTGTTATCTTGTGCCGTATATAACCGGGTATATCGAAGGGGATGGGCAGGCAAGTGTTACTGTAACTGATTCTACGAATATATCGTGGTCAACAACGACTATACTTACCAATGATATTCCATTGATAGAGCCGCTAGAATCAATTCGTGGGGATAAGCTTCCAGTTTTCAATGGTATACCTATTGTCCCTGCGGCATTAATCAGCGGTGATATTACAAGTTACGAACTCGTTGAACCTGTAGAGTTGTTTGTAAACACCAAAAATCCCTACTATCCAATACGGCGGGATGGTTATGACCACCGTGGTTTTGTTGCTAATCTACGGGCATGGGGGGAAGAAGAATTTACCATGCTATTTCATTTGTTGTATTATATGCGTGGTCGATACAAACCAGTGTATTTTCCAGAGCCTATGCCTTTTGGAAACGCAGTTTTAAGGAAAACCGGGACTTACTATGGAACACTGACACTAAGGGGGGTGCCCGGTATACATGAATTACAGGTTGGATCATTGCTATATGTAGACTTGGGGTATACCAAAAGAATTATGTCAGTGCGTGGTTTTACAGCCTACTCAGGGGGAACCGTGCTAGACATTAACGAGGAAGCTGTCCTACGCCAAGATGCTGCTTCGATACCCTCATGGAATGATAAGCGCTGTGTTGTTCGTAGGGTTGAAAAATACAGACTGGATTCAGACTCTGTAAAACTAGACTCGGAAAAGTTCTCTTGTTACAATACCACTGTTCCATTTGTGCGGGTTGTTGGGTAGTAACGTAAATTCGCTGTAGAAAGAAAACAAATGCCAGTGCCAACATATGATGATTTGGAATCCTCGGTATCCTCAGGAACCGCAAATCTTCTTATTAAGATGTCGCATCACGGGAGGGCTATTCTGTTTTCAGATTCAGCCAGTGTGTTAGCTGTTCCAGACATTGATAGTTTGATTGCTACCGACTCAGAATTAGGTATACCAGTTGTGGATACGTTAGCATTGTCGAATTTTTTATCGGATATTATTCTTGACAACTCTATGTTTGCTACATCCGGTAATATATCACAGTTTACGTCGATTCTAGGAACAGTGCTTGTCCCTACTGATCGGTATGTCAGCTTTAATAATACCCCAATAAAAACAAGTGAATTCGCTAATAATGGCTCTGATACTGGCGTAGAAGAGGTGTCAATCACACTACCAATAGATAGTGCAATAGCCAAATATTACATGACTGAGTTTCATCGTAATGAAACACTGATTACAGTTTGGCGGTTTCACCGGGAAAACCCATACGATATTCGTAGATATTGGAGTGGTCAATTAAATGGGCACGAGGTAAAGGATAACACCTCATTAACTCTTTTATTTACCAGCCAAAAAAGTCGTATGGATGGCGTTATGTATTCTACAAACTACAGTAAACTTTGCCGCCATGTATTATACTCCCCACAGTGTGGTGTATCCGAAGCTGCCCATCGGGCTAACGCCACTATAACCGGGTATAGCGCCAACTCGATAGTTGTTGATTTCGGGTTAGGGGTGTTTACTGATAACTATTTTACACACGGTGTTGTTGAATTTTCAAATTATGTAAAAATAGGTATATTTCAACAATTGGGTGGTAACCTATTATTATACGGGAGACCGCCAATACAGAACTCTTTATTACCTATGCCCGTAACGCTACTTCCTGGGTGTGACCTTTCGTTGTTTACGTGTAATACAAAGTTTAATAACCTATTGCAGTATGGAGGATTCCCCTTCATACCACAAAAAGCGCCATTCGGCGGTCTAAACGTATTTATTGTGGGGGTAACTTAATACCATGTGGGCTTTTCTTATTAAGCTGCTTGTAGGTTTTGCAATATCGGCGCTACTACGTCCTAAGGTTGATAGCCCAAAACCGGCAAAGTTCGACGAATTTGAATACCCTACTGCGGATGAAACTCGCCCAATACCGCACGTGTTTGGGAGAGTGCGGATAAAGGATGTCAACTGCCTTTGGTTTGGTAATCTGAAATATGAAGCTATACGAAGCAAGGGGGGTAAGTAAATGGTAGAAGACCCGCTTATCAGGATACAGCATTTGACACATGTTGGTATATGTCATACCCATGCCCGTGTTTTTGCATCTGAACACGGGATCGACTGGAATGATTTTATTACCAATGGAATGCTAGCATCAGAAGTGCTTGAGAGGACGAACCACCACCCGCTTGCAATCAGGATTGTTGATTACGTAAAAAATCTAGAATAATAGGGGGAGGATACTGCAATGAGTTTTAAGAATAAAGGATCGGTTACTGGGTATAGGTATAGCCTAGGGGTTCACCTAGGGCTATGCTATGGTCCTATTGATATGGTTTATCGTCTGGAATTTACAGATAAACTTGGATGGTTTGGGGTAGGGACAACCAACGGGAACTATGCCGAAGCACTTGACCTGTTTGGTGATCGTGATACGCAGGGCGGTATTCGTGGCGGATTCGACGTTTTCATAGGTTGGCCTACTCAGGGAAAAAGCGCCTACTTGCTTAACCATATAAACGACTTATCATTACCTGCATATCGTGGAATATCGGCCATTGTATTAAAGGATTTTTATTTGGCAAATAGCCCGATGCTTCCTACAGTAACTCCAACTGTGCAGAGGATTTTTCGCAAAGCGCAGCTTTCTAGTAATGGGATAATCAATTTTGTCGAGCAGTGGTATCCTGAAAAAGCTGGTATCCCTGTAGACGAGTATTATTTTACTGGAACTCATAAAACTACCCTGATTAGCTGGGGAACAGCAGAGTATACAGCGGCTATTAATAATTTCATTGCTACACCGTTTGATGCAAATAAATATGCACTAGAGCCAGTTGACCAGAGTGTTATCGTGCCACCGTATATCGACACTTCCTCGGGTATTCCTGTGGTAGAGGTTGATAATCCATACGCAACTGATCCATATAACGAATTTCCAGAGTTTGATATGAATCCTGCTCACATCATGCTTGAATTGCTAACCAGCCCTGCTTATGGATTTAATCTACCATTAGATAAGATCAATATGACCAGTTTCACATACGCGGCTGATTTATTCTATACAGAGGGTCTTGGATTAAGTTTTTACTTGGCTAATGCTGACCCCAAGCCTGTTCAAGAGTTTATGTCAGAAATAGAGCGACACTGTGATGCTGTGTGTAGCCCTAACCCTAAAACAGGTCTTTGGGAGTTTTATCCTATAAGGAACGACTATGTTAAAAATAGTCTTCCTACCCTGCTATACGATGAGTGCAGGATAACATCCCTTAAACACATGGAGTTACAGAATCTCATTAATTCTGTTGTGGTAACTTACACCGACATCGGACCAAGTGGTGCAGAACGATCTGTAACAGTAAACAATGTTGGTGGTGTTTTACAGTCTGTAGAGCAGATTCGCAGACAGGCCACTGTTAGCTACCCCGGATGCACAAAGCGGTCTCTAGCTATGCAACTGGCTACACGAGAATTGCTTGTGAAGGGATCGCCACTTAGAACTTTGACTGTATCGGCACCTCGTAAATTTTCAGACACTATGGAGGGTCGGCCTGTCAGGGTGATAATGCCACAACGTGGTATCACAGATGCAGTATTTCGTATTGTATTAGTGTCACGTGGTTCGACTGAAACTGACGAAGTTGTTCTTGACTTAGTGGAAGATTCATTCGATTTCTTTGGAACAAGGCTACCGAACGTATATTCGCCAAATTATACTTATGTGGATGTTCCCCTTGTTACAGCGTTTGTTCCGTTGGAAATGCCTTATTACTTTGCCTCACGCATGTTTCCAATCTCTGTCATTACTAACGAATTATCAATAAACCCAAGTCTTAGCTATTACTCCCCCCTTACTCTGCCCGGGGGCACCAGTCGTGTTGTGCGCCTATTCAAACAAAACTATGTTGGCGATACCTTTGAGTTACTTGGAACACAGGATTTTCTAACCGGTGGTGTTACTGTAGGGAATATCCCGAAGTATGCGTGGCTTACTACTACAGACATAGTTTCGTGGTCATCGAGTTCCATTATTCCTACTGTTGGCAAGCTATATTATCTTGACGGGGAATTTGTTCGTATTGAATCTATTGTGTCGTCCACTGAAAATATTTACAATCTAGTATTGGCTAGGGGATGTCTGGATACTGTTCCACTTTCCCACCCAGCCGGGTCAATCTTATTTGATGTAACAAGTTCAATACCATACGTTGACAGTGCTGATGTTGCCGCAGGGGTGACCTACATAATGACTGCGGCGGGGTCAAACCAAAGCAGGACCATACCCCCCGGCTCTCCCTATGCAGTGTCAGTAGAACTTACCCCGTCTGAACGACTTATCCGACCCTACCCGGTTGCAAAAGTATCCTTGAACGGGACAGTAGGGTTTTCTTTTGTTGGCCCATTAACCACCTATTCACTTGTGTGGAATAGCCGTAATAGGCTTACCCAGACTTCTGCATTACCAGAGGCATACCATGAAGCCTCGGTTGCCCCAGAATCAGGGACTAGCTATGAGGTAGCTATAACCGGGTATAATACTTCTGGTGTTGCAATACAGGAAAATGTATACTTGGGAACAACAACGAGTCTTAATTTATCATTCGCCGATACTGATCTGGCACCGCTAGACCCACTCGTTACGGAACTACGAATAGTGATAACAGCGATTCGTGCAGGTTATCGTTCTTACACAAGCCCATCCCTTTCCGTTTCATTGTAAGGAGACTCGCACAATGCCCGTGTATCAGCCAGAACCATTTTCCTTACCAACTACATCAGCGGTGCCGCTGACCGGTGCTGAATTAACTGCACTGATAAACATCAGACTCTCGGCTTTATTGGCTACCCATACTGGGCCATCCCGCCCCTCTTATGCTATACCGGGAACTATCTGGCGTAACAGCATAGACAATGAGATTTACTATTTTGATGGGGCGTCTGATACTCCGATTATTCAATCTATCGACCTATTGAATGATACACACACTGCGGTAGAGCAAGGTTCCATTATCCCGGTAGGTGCTCTTACCTTTGCGGGTAATCAGTATACCGCCCCAGTTTTTTCTGGGCCATTTGCCTCCACTGTTCTGGCAGCTAACAGGTCTTTTATTGCTTCGATACCTGCTGGTTCTTCAAATACTGCTATTAACCCTACTATCGTTATTGGCGGGTTAACTTTGACAATAAAAGATCAGGTAGGTAACGCTATCTCTGCTGGTGGGCTTGTTTCAGGGACAACCTATTTGTTCCGAGTGGTTACCTCAACGGTTGTTAGAATTATAGGTTCATCCAGTAAAAGTTCACTTGGTCTTTCGAATGTGGATAATACTTCTGACCTTGCAAAACCTTTATCCACTGTTAATGAATCAATCATTGAAAATGGTTCAATAATTCCTGTCGGTATGCTAACACTGTCTGTAAATCAGT